TTGCATCTGTTTGATTTTGCACAGGAAATTCTCCAATAATATTCATTTGGTCCACCTGAGAATTTTGATATGCTTGGAATGGATAGTTGTTATGCGTTTGTGCTAGTGCATTAAAATTTGCTGAATGCTGTATAATCATGTTTGGTGTTAATGGCCAAAATATTCCTTTGTTTTCATATAGTGGACTTAACACTGCATTGTTTTGAAAAAAATAAGTTTCTAAAGGTGAACCGTTTGGTATAGTTAATTTTACACGCCAATCGTTTTGTGCACCTTTTCCAGACCAACGTGCTCTTGCTTGTACTATTCTTGAATCTGTTTGTATGCCAGAACCTGTCAAACGAGCCAGTGTTCTATTAATGACTCCGCCTGTTGCATTTTTAACTATTTTACCTGCGTTTTTTAAAATGTTTTGAACCATATTTTTTGGTTGCAATCCTTTGTTATTTTTCGTATACTTTAAACATATTTATAGGCACAATTATAGGCGTATTTAATTCCCTTACGGCACTATCCAACAGACCTGTTTGTGGTCATTTAGCAAAAATAAGAGATAATTATGAAAAGAGTGAAGTATCTAAACAACCGAGATCTGTTGGCACAAATACACGCCAGCAAAAATACCTATTGTTCATACATAGCACCCGAAGATGCACAGTATGATTTAATAGTACCAAACCTAAAAAAAATTAATGCTAATGCTATTGCCAAAGCACGTAAGGCTAGAGCAAAAAGATTAACACAGGAAGGTTGGGAAACAGCAAAAGCGGCAGGTGAGAAAAAAATACGTCTCATAGATTTTACTGTGTCTCCAAGAAAAATTGATAAAACAGATTTAATATTCCGTGTAATGACTTATGATCATATACCTATGGATTCAGAACGTAAGAAAAATCCTAAACAGGTATCAGATCATCACACAAAAGTAAATTTTCCACCATTCCAACATTACAAACTTGATGCTAAAGGAAAACTAAAATGTGTAGGAAAATCACATTGGATAGGTGGAATGAGTAATGGTACGTTTGCTAAAGAACAAGGAAAAATTACAAACAGTTTAGCAATGATGTTTATGAAATTGTGTGAACGTTATGCAACCAGAGCCAACTGGAGAGGTTATACTTACAATGACGAAATGCAATCACAAGCATTAATGCAATTATCACAAATTGGTTTGCAGTTCGATGAATCAAAATCAGAAAATCCTTTTGCATATTACACAGCGGCAATTACAAATAGTTTTACAAGAATTTTAAACATTGAAAAGAAAAATCAAGCAATCAGAGATGATTTGTTAGAAATGAATAATATGAATCCAAGTTTTACAAGACAAGGAGAAAATGAAAGAAACACATACAGTTACAAAAAACGTATGGAATCCTCACATGGTGATGTCAAAACAGTTAATAAAACTGGTTTACAAAAATTGAATAGAAAATTACGAAAACAAGGAGAATTATCACAAGACGACTTTGAAGATGTAGGTTATAAAAAAATAGAATTAAAACCAGGAAGAAAAGTTCCAGTGATAAAAAAATGGTAAAATATGTTTTTTAAAAAAGTTGCTTGTTTTACAGATATACACTTTGGAATGAAAGGCAACAGTCGTGTACACAATGACGACTGCGAAGCATTCATTTATTGGTTTATAGAACAGGCTAAAGCACACGGTTGCGAAACTTGTATATTCTTAGGAGACTGGCACCACCAGAGAGCGGCAACCAATGTATCCACAATGAACTACACAGTTTCTAATATGGAAAGATTAGGTGCGGCATTTGAAAAAGTTTATGTAATGATGGGTAACCACGATTTATTCTACAGAGAAAAAAGAGAAATTAATTCTATGGAATATATCAGAAACATACCAAATATACATCTTGTAAATGATTGGATTGTTGAAGATGACGTTGCAATTATTCCGTGGATTGTAGGCGATGAATGGAAAAAAATTGAGAAGATGAAACAACAATACGTGTTTGGACATTTTGAAATTCCATACTTTAAGATGAACGCAATGGTAGATATGCCAGATGTTGGCACAATCAAAACAGAACATTTTGCAAATTGTGGACAAGTATTCTCAGGACACTTCCATAAAAGACAAGTAATGAAAAATGTAACCTATATGGGCAACGCATTTCCGCACAACTACGCAGACGCTTGGGATGACGAACGTGGCATGATGGTAATAGAATACGGCAACAAACCAAAATATATCAATTGGCCAGATATGCCAAGATACAGAACAATAAAAATATCTGAACTATTAACAGATCCAGACAAAGTATTAAAACCAAAAATGTACGTAAGAGTATCATTGGATATAAAAATATCTTATGAAGAAGCAAACTTTATAAGAGAAACATTTATTGACAAATACCAATTAAGAGAATTACAACTAATACCAGAACAACTTGATCAAGCACAACAACCAACTGTTAATGTACAAAAATTTGACAGTGTTGATCAAATTGTTATCAAACAACTGCAAGGAGTAGATTCTGAAACATATGACAAAAACATATTAACAGCAATTTACAATGATTTAGATGTCTCGAATTAGTAAAAAGAAATTGTTACAAATTTTAAAAGGTGAAGAAGATGATCATCCTTCACAACTTTTTAATCCTGAATGGGTTGAAGGATTATATGACGAAGAAAACTGGATAAAAGGTTATAAAAGATGGAAAAAAACAATGAACAAATACCTAAAGGACAAATACGGTGCTGACGATTAAAGAACTGACAGTCAAAAATTTTATGAGTGTAGGTAATGCTACACAAAGCATAAACTTTGCTAATAAAAATTTAGTATTGGTTATTGGAGAAAACTTAGATCTAGGTGGTGATGATGCTGGTGCTAGAAATGGTACTGGTAAAACAACTATAATTAATGCACTATCTTATGTGTTTTATGGAGAAGCACTTACAAACATCAGAAGAGATAATCTTGTAAACAAAACTAACGAAAAAGGAATGTTAGTCAGTGTTAAGTTTGTTAAGAACAATGTAGAATACACAATAGAACGTGGTAGAAAACCTGGTATCTTTAAATTTTTTGCAAACAATATTGAACAAAATGTAGAAAGTAATGAAGCACAAGGTGAAAACAGAGAAACACAACAAGAAATAAACAAATTAATTGGTATGACTCATGCCATGTTTAAAAACATAATTGCGTTAAACACATACACACAACCGTTTTTAGCAACTAAACAAGCAGAACAAAGAGAAATTATTGAACAGTTGTTGGGTATAACTTTACTATCTCAAAAAGCAGATTTACTTAAAGAGAAAATAAAAGCAAGTAAAAATGAATTGATAGAAGAAAAATACAAAATAGATTCAAAAATAGCATCAAATGAAAAAATACAAGAATCAATTGAAAGTTTAAAAATAAGATCAAGTGCATGGCAAAAACAACGTGAAGAAGATATACAAAAATTTCAAGAAGCCATTGCAGAACTAGACAAAGTTGATATAAAAACAGAATTAGATGCACACAAACGTCTACAAAAACACAATGAAAATTATATAAAACTTTTAAGTTTACAGAAAGAAAAAGCATATCATGAAGACTCATACACCAAAGCAAAAAACACAGTAGAAAAAACTGAAGGAGATTTAGAATATGCGGCACAACAAAAATGTCCAACTTGCGAACAAGAATTACATGATGACAAACACGAACAATTGGTTACTAAACTAAAAACAACACTTACAGAATCAAAAGAATACACTTCTAAACTAGAAAGTGATCTTGCAAAAATACAACAGGACATAGATGTAATTGGAGAACTAGGTAACACACCAGACACGTATTATGATTCCATAGATGAAGCATATAATCATAAAGGCTCATTGAAAGATTTAAAACGTCAATTAGAACAAACAGATAAAAAAGATGATCCTTATGCAGAACAAATTGAAGAACTTACAAAAAAGGCAATACAAAAAATTGACTATATTAAGGTTAACGAAATAGAAGATTTGAATAGACACCAAGAGTTTTTATACAAATTATTAACAGCAAAAGACTCATTTATAAGAACAAGAATTATAGAACAAAACTTAACGTACTTGAATCAACGTTTAGCATACTTCTTAGGCAAAGTAAAACTGCCACACACAGTTGTTTTCCAACCAGACTTAACAGTGTGTATTGAAGAACTTGGAAGAGAACTAGACTTTGACAATTTGAGTAGAGGTGAAAGAAACAGATTAATTCTAAGTTTAAGTTGGGCATTCAGAGATGTATGGGAAAGTTTATATCAACAAATTAATTTATTGTTTATTGACGAATTGGTAGATGCTGGTATGGATATATCAGGTGTTGAATCATCAATGGCAGTGTTAAAAGAGATGAGTAGAACTCAACAAAAGAATATTTTCCTAATTTCTCACAAAGATGAATTGGTAAGCAGAGTAAATTCTGTACTGAAAGTGGTAAAAGAAAACGGTTTTACCAATTATGCCAATGATGTTGAAATAATTGTTTAATTTTTTACTTGACAAACTCAGTTCATACGTGCTTTAATTAGGTATATGTTAATTAATATTATCGTACGATTAAGGAAGGACAATTAATATGTCACAGACACATGAACAGATCATGAGCGAGATTCAAACTTATTCTGAAGAGAACGGCAAGTTCACAGAAAAAGGTGTTAAAGCAAGTGCCACTAGAGCAAGAAAGGCATTAGCGAATCTTTCTAAATTGATCAAAGCAAGAAGAAAAGAAATTCAAGAAGCAAAAAACGCGGCAAAAACTGCGGCGTAATTATTGCTTATTGGATCCAATTTACAAAGCCTCTGCTTTTTTAAGTGGAGGCTTTTTCTTTTGGTAGTACCTGTTTATGAACTCTTACTCTGATGTGACCGTTGTAATATTGATCTGTTTCTAAAACCTTACGTGCAAATTGTTCTCTTGCTTCAATATAATTGCACTCACCTCTATTTTTACAATAAAATAAAATTTCTCTTTTAAATTTTTCTTTACCTATTTTTTCAATATCCTCTAATAACGCATTACTAGATCCCCAATAATCTTGCCAATCACTTGGAATAGTATATCTTCTTTTATTGATTTTGCCTTTGAGTGGTCTGCGTGATCTACGGAATTTGGCTAGTTTTTTGCCAATATACATTTTACCGTTGTGAGTATTTGTTATTTGATATACAAATCCTGCAACCCAATCTGGCAATTCTTTAACTGCCTTGCCTTTATAAGTCCAATTAATTTCCATTGTACACTTTATAATATTTAACAAATAAGTTGTTTGGTTTTTTCATATACTGTGGATAGTGCTTTACATAATCAATAATTTCACGAGTATTTGTAAATGTAAAACCTAAATTGTGAAATGGAATATCAAAATAATGCTTTTCAAGATCAAAAAAGATTCCTGCTTCAGTAACAACATCCAAATCACCTATAACTAAATTTTTATTTTGTTTTACTGCATCTACTATTTCTTGTTGTGTTTTGTGTGCAACTAATGATAGATTAGTATCTATAAATTTTTGATGAATACTTGTAAAATCAAAAGGTATATCTAAAAATTCTTTAATTTTTTTGTAATCTAAAATTGTTTCAATACTGAGTTTTTTTAATACTGCATTTTCTTTTATCTCATTATTTTTAACAAATATTTTATTTTTAAAATAATTTACAAATTGGAAAAAATAGTACTGCCTTAAAATATTTTTTGGTACTATTTGGTTTTCTTCATTACATTTAAAACCATACAACTGTTCTAAATCTTTTGCAAAAGAAGATATATCACTGCCTGCTTTCTCAAATTCTTTATGACTTTTAATCCATTGCCAAGTGTTTTGCTGTAAAAATTTTACACCACATTCACCAAACTGTCCA